CGAAAGGTGTCCCGAGATGTTTTACATATTATTTAAAGAATTGATTATCTTTACACTTTCAAAGCTCTTAAGCCCTGAAATATTACTCCCGTAAGTCCAATTCCTAAATGATATATCTTTTCCCTCTTGAATAGCCAACTTTCTCACATAATTGGCTAGACCTTGATCGCTCACTTCTAACTTATATTTATCTAGTGACCAGACATAAGTCACAAACTCCCTGAATAGTGGATGGTGTTTACATTGTTCCATTATAGAAATAGTACGAATACTAAAATAATCAGTGCCACTGATGTTCCACTCAGAAAAGTTGTCAAAAGATTCAAGGTATAAAATCCGATTAAGAGCTCTGTATAGCGGATAGATACCACAGATTATTCCTTTCTCATCCCTATAATCCTCATGGAATAACTGCTGAAGATAGACGGCCCAATTTAGTGCAATGTAGCTCTTATCTTTGTTAACATTTAAACCATAACTCAAGAAGTGCTCAATCACTCTATTAGCGTTTAGGCAACAATACAACCCATCATCGCCTTGAATTTGGGATAGTTGAACATTATCAATAAAATCACATTCACGAGCAATCCCGAATTGAACGATTGAATCAACTTCATTAGTAAAAGTTGAACCGCTCGGAACTCCATGTGGTCCGTGAAGTATACCATCGGGTGTTATTATACCAACGTTTATAAAGAAATCGCAAATGAGGTCGATATATTTACCATACTTAGCTTGAAAACTATTACTTATAGTCTTAAATGCATTTGTAATTAAAGTATGTTTAACGGAGTTATCATAACCTGAAAAGTCAATCGACAGAATAGAAAGACCTTTAGAAATCGAATAATCTATTAGTTTAGTTACACCCAGATTAACGTCATCAGGTGTCCTCAGTGCTGCACGCCAGTCCTGTTTACGTTGAATATCTAAAACTGGTCTATAGAACAGCATTTCGTAAAGTGTAACAAGCACAGCAAATCCCCACACATTACGAGTTTTCAAGCTCTCCTGAGTTCTAGTAAACAGTATACAAGCAAAATTCTGGTAATTTCCAGAGATAGCAGTGTAGAAATCATCTAAAGTGTATCCTTTAAACGAATCTTTAACATTCTTCTTCTTTGTAACGTCCGGAAGCCCACTATTGCTATCGTTCTTTAAGTTGCCCACGGCTATTTCTGAGGTAATTGGTCTTAGTCTCTTAGGTTCTGAAAGAAGGAATGGCGCAAAGTTCCTCTTAGAAGTTATACCATAAAATGATGAGTATAGAGACTCCCTACGATCTTTCCAAGGCTTAGCTAGAGACATTGGACCATACTTAGATCGATTTGACATTTCTAGATCCATCAACTGTTCATTACACAATGAAGCGTGCTTGTTAAATATATCATCAAGACCAGATAATATAGACTCTGCTGTCCTATCCTTGACATAAGGGGCGGAAAAGACCACGGAGTTACCACTAACTACACGTTCAAGTATCTGGGAAATCTTTCTTTTGGCATCATTACTGATGTTGAGATCCATGAATGACTGCGAGACCAAAGGTTTATCTGTAACAGTACTAGATTTGCCTAATTTAGCATTTGGGACAGACTCTGGTAGGTTTATTATGTCCATATAAATACAATGTTCGAAAAGAAGTTAAAATCCATGCGAAATGCAATGTATTGATTTAATGTTGTAAATCTTTACAGAAAAAAAA